TTCTGTGCTAAATGCACCTGATTGAGTTCTATATTTATCGCCCGAAGTTGAAGTCCCTAATAAAACATAATCATCAGCACCATCGCCTTTGATACAATTACTATTAACTAAATCTGCGTTTAACTTTACTTTGCCATTATAATCTAACTCGTTACCTAAGACATCATGCGTTACTTTACTCTCATCTCTAGGAATAAACACACCAGCTAAAGCACCAGTACCATCAGAGTAACCTACTTGGTTCTGGAAACTGTATTCGTCTTGTGTAGTATGGAATGTACTAAGTGTAGCGTTTGTTATAGTTCCGTGGTTTTCATTACCAGAGGAATCATAAGCTATAGTACCGTCTTGTTCATCACATTTGTACCAAGCCACTGAATCAGAGATAAACTCTCCATTTTGATAAGCAGTTCTTTCTTCTGAGGATAATTGTTTACCAAAAGCTCTTAAATCATATTGTTTTGCACTAGAATTAAAACCATCATTTCTAGCAATTAATCTAGTTAAAGATATTGTTGTTATTGCACCACTAATTCCTGTATCTTGAGAAGTATATGTTGCTTCAACATTATCTAAATATATTTTTAATATTGAATCTACGCCATTTTTATAAGTACATATAACCTTGGTAATTCCGAGAGGTAAATCTGCAAAAGTAACATAACTGTTTTTTGTAACTCCATTTATTTTTAAAGAAAATCTTAAAGGACTCGCTGCTGCGGATGAAACCATTCCATAAAAACCATCAACAACCAATGTAGTAAATGGGATATTTGAACCAGTAGCGACACTAAAATCTATTGTTGCACATAGACTAATCTCAGAACCATCTCCAATATTTACAGGGGTATCTATCTCGACATAATCATCAACACCATCACCAAGATAGCATCTGCCTTGTTGAATATCTCTGGTCTCATTGCCCACTCTATCCACTACCTCTGAATCTGAAATATAATCATTAAAAAGAATCTGCACTGGCTCAGTATCTAAAATACAACATAACTCAGTGAAATATAGATTTTGTCGAGTTGTTAATCCAGGCCGATAATCATCAGTTTGCGGAACTCGACTTAATACATAAGCATCCGTATAACCTATAGAAAGAAGGTATTCATGCCAATTAGATATTAAACTACCAGTGAAACCACGCGTAGCAAAGAATTGCTGCCACCCTGATAAAACGCTCATTGTAAAATCTGAATTTTCTAAATCTAAATAACGCTTCTCCATAGTTCGAGTTCCTGAATCAAGGTCTAAACCTGATTGATTAGAAAAGAAACACCTTCTTGGATCAACATATCGTATATTTTCACTTGTCATTCATAATCACCTTAATTAACACACCTATTGCGGTTTTAAGCAATTCAATTAAATAATAAAATAATAAAACTATCCTAAGATAGCTTGTTTAAGTTCCTTCAGCGAACCAAACACCGCTTTTATCAGCAGTTGTGACAATAGTTACTGCTGAACCATCACACGGAAACGTTTCATTAACAGATGGAGCCGAAGCAACTACTGCACTGCCAGTATGTTGTAAAGTTAATTTTTCACATGATTTTAAACCTGTGTCAATATCTCCGCCAGTTCCACCAGCAGAATTAACAAAAGTTCCAGTAGTTGTTTTTTTAGTTCCTTTTACATCAGGAATAGTACTCGTAATTGCACTTACAAAAGTCATTAATCATCACCTTTATTATTGGATTTAGATTTTTTAGAATCTTTATCCTTATCTTTCTTTGGTTTTTCTTCAACCGTTTTAGACTCAGATTCATTCTCATTAAAATCCTTTTGTAGTTCTTTAGGTAAAAACGCTTTTTTAAGTAGGTCACGTTCTTCAAGAGATATACATTTATCCAAAGGTAAATTTTGCTCTAGTAAATCAACAAATTGTTTTCTAGTCATATATATTTCAATGACTGCTTCAACTGTGTCTTCACCTAAACCTTCAACTCTTAACAGTTCACCACGAAATAAATCCTCGTAATCTGTCTTATCAGCTTTAGGTTTAGTAAATGCACCAGCTTTCTTGAATCGTTTATTCTTTTCAAAGAACTTAATATCTTCTTTGTTTTCTACATTAAAAGGATTATTTAGAGTTATGTCATAGTTAATTCCAGTCACTGGACTACTATAAACGGTTAAACTTTGAGTCATTGTTTCAAATATAAATTTCATCTTAGCTCATCTCGTGTCTTATTTTTAAAAATAAAAAAATAAAAAAAAGGGTTCCCCCAGTTATTTTAAGTCCCTAATTGAAGCTTGTGCTGCAAGGAAAGTACAGATTACTTCTCCAGATGTGTAATACATCCCTTTAGTTCCAAGTGTACCAATTGCAAATGGATCAGGATTATTTGCTGACATACCACTTTCAAAGTACATTGTTGGATAAAGTAATGCCAAGAACAATCTTGGAACTCCAGTTTCATCATTCACTGTAGTGTCAAGTAAATAAATACGTGAGATTGTATCAACTGCGACATTCTGTGAAGTGAATATTGGAATTTTATATACACTAGCAACTTCGATTCCTGCGTTCATACCTTCTTTAGTATTTACACCATTAAGACCAACTTGAACTCGAACATTAGTTTCGAGTACGCCAGGGTATCGAATTTGATTACCGTAAAGCCCAGTGATACGTGATGCTGTATCTTCACCAGTCAATAAAACAGATGGACGACCGCCTTTCTTTCTTTGAGTAGCGATTGTGTCTCTTAAAATATCGTCTGTTAAATACCTATCAGTTCCTGAATTATGGGAAACTGTTGCATCTGACCAGGAACTTGCACTTCGGTCAATACCGTAAATATCTGAATCTCCTGCACTTCCTACTGCTGTATCATAAGCTGAGGATGAAGTAATTCTATCAATTGATTCAAGATTATTACTTGCTGCAGTTTGTACATCGACTAGAATTTGTTGGTTCATTGCTTTTGTATGTTTAATTGCAAAATAACCTCTTAGAAATTCCATGTCACCAATATTATCATCGCCTTTCTTAACTAACCCATCTTGAATGAATGAGTTTTCGAAAACGTGTTGAATTTGTTTTGGTTTTGTGGAAATTTCAGCAAATACTGGCTTAATTGATTCTGCAACTGCTCCATTTTCAGCAGTTCCACCATCAGCATTACTTCCTGCATCTGCAGTGATTACTCTCCATCCTGAATGATTCCAAGGCATTTTAGGTAATAATGAAATAGCATTAGCTTCGTTGTTTAACTGACTAAAAGCCATTGCACCATAAACTGCATTGTAAACTCCAGTTGTTGTAGTTACTACTGGTGCGTCTGCTTTAGCAACATCGCCACCATAGTATTTTTCTAATAATTGTCCGATTGTAGTTATATAACCAGCCATTTACATCGCCTCTCTTTCTGAATTGTGAATGTCAATGTATGTTTTCTTCACTTCACCAGTAGCAATACTGAGAGCTAGTTTACTTCGTTCTGCTTTTTTAACGTCGAAAGCGGATACTTTAGGAGTACTAAGTTTTTTAGTAACCTCTGCAAGTTTTGCTTCGAATCGTTTCTCAACATCAGCTAACTGAGTTTTGAAAACATCCTTTTCGTTGGAATCTTCTTCATCGGGTGAGTCATTTGCTGAGCCTTCATTAACACCTTCAACATCTGCTTTAGCGTCTTCTTTCTCAACTTCATCTTCTTCTCTTCTTCTTCAGGAACATCTTCTTTCTCTAGTTTTTCAACTTTCTCAACTAGAGTTTTAACGACTTCTGTCAAAGAATTTAAAGATTTTGCAACATCAAGTTTTTCTTCTGCCATAAAATCATCTCCTTTACTATTTGTTTTATTTGTGTCAATATTGTCATTAATATCAACATTTGAACTTGAAACATCTGATTTAGCCACTAATGAATGTGATTCATTAAGAGCTAACGGATTACAACCACTTTTAACACTCGCTGTTTCAAAATGCTCGAATCCTTTCAATACTTTTATCATTTTACCATTATCATCAAACTCTAATTCCATCTCTGTATTCTGACCACCAACTGATGAACCTTGCCGTTCTCCTGAAACGATTTCTTCCCAAACACTATCATCAAGTCGGTAATCATTAAATATTCGGTCAAGATGTAATACGCCAATGGTTGAGCTTGTAGGATTTTTCATTACTTTATACGCAAGAGTCTGTCCTATGATTTTATTGGTATGAGTATCTGAGATAGGACCATTACGATTTAGTAATGTATCCTGTTTATCGATTATGTCTTCAATAGGGATAAGTTCTCCTGCTTTATCAACCGCATCAACTGATGCCCAAGTCACATAAATACGTTCTTCTGCATTTTCTACGGCTTGTTTAATGGATTCTAAATCGTCAGTGTTATTAAATAATTCAATGATTGACTCTGTCGGAATAGGTTTTACATTAGCATTTTTCTCAACATCAGTCTTTTTAACACATAGTATGGATTTCATTTAGCTCAACTCCATTTCTTCTTTTTGTTCAAGAATTGCAGGATATAAGAAAGGATCAGGTGATTGTCCTCGTTTTCTTAAATTCTTCATTATAGCTGCAGTCGTTCCTATTAATTTACTTTCAGGAACTGTTTCATTATCGTACACTTTACGCTTAACCCAACTTTTTAACACATCAAAATCAACAAGTATCCCAGCATTACCATTCTCAACATCAGAAGCATAAGGTGCAGGATATACTATTTGTTTATCTAAGAATTGCCTGTTTACATTAGCAGTTTTAAGAAGCGTTCCTTTATCAGTAGTTATGATTCTTAGAGTTTTACCTGATTTGAACGTTTTAAGGTGAGGTTCAACAAGACGACGTTGGCTTTTCTCGAAAATACCATCTACTAAATCGTTCATCCATTCGTCAATTACACCAAGTAGTGCAGTTCTATTTTGCGATTCCATTTTAATCTTTAGTTTCTTTATTGAGTTCGAACAAAAACGTGTCGGCTGTTCCAGTGACTCACCGGATGTTCAGGATTAACAGTCCATGTTGGAAAATCCTTTGCTGATTCTTCGGTTACTATTTTAACATATTCATCCCAAGAAACTCCGCCTTTAGTTCGGGATTTAATTCTTGCACTGGTTCCAGTAGTTCTACTATCTTGTGGTCCAATATGCTCAAACTTATAATTATCAAATTCAGGACTTTTCCTATATGAATTATAACGAGCTGCAGATGAAACTTGATTTGTTTGGTTTCTTGCAATAAATTCAGCTTTAGCGTTTGAGAAATTATCTACTGCTTTAATTCTCGTTTTGATGTTTTCTAACTCAAGCCCTTCAGGATTACTATAAACATCTGTTATAATATCGCTTATGTTCGAAGCAACATCATCAGAATATTTAATAAGTGTTTCTCTAAGAAACTCATCATTAAGAAGTAATTCAATAGCGTTTTTATCAGGTTGTCCAAAACCAATATCTATCCCTAATTCACTCCCTACTAATTCAGATTGATTTTTATAAATAGTTGTAAAGATATCAAGTAGTTTATCGTTCATATTGGAACGTAAATGTAATTTAACATCTATTAAAATTTTCTGTAATTCCTCAGGTGTGGGAGCTTTATCGTATTGTTTTAGTATTTTATCAAGCTCTTGTTTTATTGAATCTGCAAGTAACTTGTCATTAGGAATTTCTTTCGTAACATCTGACTTATTAACCATTCCTTGTGGTTTAGTTGATGTACTCGTATTATTAGTAAAAGGTGAAAATGCTTGTGGCATCTCTGATTTCTCTAACTTACCTGATTGAATAACAACCTCTCCTGTATCGTCATTAAACTCAACTTCTAAACCCATATTAACTGCTATTTGACCGTTCATGAGAGTTTGGTTTTGACGTTGAAGTTTAGCCATTTCATCTTGTTCTTCACTAGGTTGTAAACTTAAATGCCATCCTGAAACACCCATAGCATCAAGCACTTCTTTATAAAAATGATTATGTATTTCTTGGTCTTCTTGCACCGCTCTATTTGTTACAGTTACTTGAAGCCCTTCGTTATTTAATCCACCACTCGTTGAAACATCATTCTGGAATACTGGTTCAACACCATACAAAGCACCAATTTGACGACGGTATTCGTCTCGCATCTCAGTATGTTGTAATTCATTTAAAGGCTTCATGAAATCAATAAACTTAACAAAATCAGAACCTGCAGTTTCGTCATTTATACCCATTACAATAGGAAGATGAGGTTTCTCCTCTGAAGCTTGTTGTGCAGAATCCCATGATTTCTTTAATGCATCAGCATTAGTAGTCTTGAAAAATAGACCTGCTTTTGGCGGTCTTTGATTAACATATAAATCCATTATATAATTATCCATATAAAGAAGTGTTCTTGCCTTTTGCCAACAGGTAATCGTTGCTGGGAAACCATACGTTTTGCTAGGTCTGAACTTAGACTTATGCATTACTTCATTTTTGAAATAATAAACCTTATCAGTTCCACGCATTGCGAAATAATAAACCCTATACGCTATTTTACCACAAACAGGACATGTTTTATTACCTTCGATTAATTGGTCTCTATGTTCAGGACAAGTCTTCAATTCAACACCGTCATCATTCATTCCAGGCTGATCATATCTATTAATAACCATTCCCATATATCGTGGGTCGCCACGCGTAATCTCTTTTAATTCTCTAGTTTTTATCTTTCCTGAATTATCTACGCCATATTCAAACTGAAACAACATATAACAGTCGTCAATTATATTTAAATCGTCTTCAAGC